GTTCGTTCCAGCGTGGGGGGTATTTAATTTTTTGGTGTAATACCAACTCTAGCCATTATCAAGACCTGTTCTTTCGTATATTCCCAAATGGGACGATCTAACAATAGATGGTCGTGGCACTGGCCTGCCTCAAAAATAGTTTTTCCGTCGGTCATGACTTTGAATGTAGGTAATGAAATAGTCTCGTTTAATTGCATCTTGGCCATAGATTGTATGGACAATTGCATGTGTCTAATTTCAGATCGTGATATACCGTACTTTCGAGTCAGATAATTCTCGAAGTCAGTCTCACTATGTTTTTTGTCTGAAACCCTATCCATCATAGCATATGCATCATCAGTCCCAAATATTTGTACTAATTGGTCAAACCGTTGTGCATGTGCTTGATCATAAAGATCTTGGTAATGTGGCCGTTCTAAAGGTTTATATTTCTTTTTAATACCCTTAGTCGATTTCACATCACGATTAAATTTATGGCTATAATATATGTCGTAATTGCGTATTATATTATTATAGTCTGAGAGGATTGGTAGGTCGCCAACCCATTCATCGTTGGCGATAGCTAATTGTTTCATATACTCACGTTGCTCTTTTTGGGATAATTGTAAAGCTTTCCTACTCCATGGAGTAAGCGTGAGGTACCGGTCGATTTTCCGAATAATTTTATAAGAATTGAGTGTTGGTGACCAATAAGTCTCAGTCGAACAAAAATCACATCCCTCTATATCAGAAATACGGAGATATTTGAGTATTTGTCCTAAACCATGTTTTATTGAATCATCTTCACCTTTAATTTGTGGTCGGAAGACAGTATAATAAGCCCATCGAATTAAATCAATTGGTATATCTTGAGCTAAAAATACTGCAAAATCGTCACCCGCACAGTCTAGATCGTACTCAAAAGGATCAAGTCCCATAAGTTCTTCGATTACGAATCTATTGTACAAAACCATGCGGAGTGTGTTGCCGAAAGTTGTGTCACAGTTACCTGATTGAACAGTTCCTGTTTTAATAACTTTTCCGAGTTTGATAACTTCGGCATACTTACCGGTTTTTCCCATTTGGCGGACATTAAATGTGACTGTTTCAGCCATCATTTGTTCCAAGAATTCGGATTCGGTGCAATGATATATAATCCCAGCATCTGCTAGGTGTTTATATACACGCATTTCACAAACGCGCTTTAACGCAGCGTATTGTGTTCTATCGAAACCTGATCCGTCTCCTTGTACTAATTGGGTCAAGAAAGAGTTAGCCCTTGCATTTAAAATGGCTTCTCTTTGATTCCATGACCGTCCACTGGCATAGCCTTTGAATTTTTTCTTGAAAATCTGCTCTAATCTGTAAACGATTGGACCAGCGACAAATTTGTATTCTTCATTAGGAGAGCTGATATTCCTATTTTTTGGATTTTTGTCACTGCTAGTTATTTCTTGTTTTTCTAATTTACAGAAATTGCCGTACGTACGCCTATTAAGACTGTCTTTGTCAACATTATCAAACCGCTTTTGCTGAATAGCGGTGAGATGATTGTAATAAGCATTGTGAGAATATTCGAATCCGTCTAAAATCGGTAATATTTCGGTATCAAATATTCTATCAACAAATCTCGAAAACCTATCAACCATAATATTGTCATGTGTTGGCAAAGCTATACAATCACGCCTCATAGAAGTGTAATTATTAGCAAGACAATCATGATATATCATAACTGGGTTGGCCTCGAGAATCGTAGGCATTAATTTTTTCAAGCCTGGTAAGCATCGGTCGCATTTTAAATCTAAATATTGCTCCAGGTTCAAATCAAATGGGATGTCCAATTTCCATTGGACAATCGACGCTAATTTGCCGTCGATATCTGAAAAGGTCTTATCCGATATGCATTGAGATGTCATAATAATATCATCTCTGCTTGTCACCGGCTTCGACCAGGAAGTCACAACGGACGTGACTCCCTAACAGGAGTCACTCATAGCACACTTCAATCTCGTATATAAATTTTGTTTGAAGTGTATGTCTTCAGCGCTGTCGGTATTGAAAACTTGACCGAACAGTGCTAATTTCACCGCGCCTAAAAATTCTGGGACGCTGCTGACGTTACCAGATTTTAATGCGTTAAGCAATTTCGCGATGTCGCTATTCGCTAAAGCAAATATATCGAATTGAATAGCGATGTTTTTGGCCACTGCTTTTTGTAAAAGTGGCACTATGTGTCCAGAGATGTCTAATTTGGCCCCATGATTGACCGTAAGTGAATACAAGACATCATGTATTCCCTTAGTGGTAACGCTTTCCATTAAAATTATTTTTTTGATAGCGTCATTGAAAATTTTCATTGGGATTGTAAATGCAAAGTTTCTTTCTTCGCGGACAATCTTCCACATTTCACTATAAGAAAATGATTGTTGGTTTTTATGCAACGTCATCTTCTTTAAGTTACCCTCGATGTTGACATATAAGTCAGCAGAGTCTTTATCGCCGAATTTAAGCAGCTTGCCGGGTTCGAGGCCGACAAGTTTGTCAAGATCAGATGCAGTTGGCACTGGATCTGCCTTGCCTAAAGGTTCTTCTTTGCCGTCAGGTTTGGGAGGTTCTTTGTCCTTATCTTTAACATCTACTATGGTGTCTGACATCATAGAAGATATTTCAATAAGGGACACAGAATCGCCGTCCTTTGCGCCAAGCCGATTTTCTTTAACGAGTATATCACGTAAAGGTATAAAATGAATTGATGAGTCTGACAAACAATTCTTTTTATGCTCTAAATACATAATATATTCTTCTCGCTTAAGATAATCAGCGTTTAGTGGGTGTGTGTTGGCTGAAGCACCGGGCAACGCCGCACGACGTTGGATAAGGATATAATCCTCATCACCGTTTCTGAAACGGTCCAGTACTTGAACACTAATCCCATCTACAACAGTAGAATTTAGGTAATAAAGTTCAGGATATCGATCAGGGTGTTCATAAAATGAATACCCATCAGCGATAGCACTATATACAATAGTGTCATTTTTCCCATCTCCGTCTATGCGGGAAAAGGAACCTTGAACAATATCTGCGACACGGGTGTCGCCATGCTTAATATCAGGTTTAAAAACGTGCAGTATATCAAACGACGCCTTATGATTAAACATTTTAAGCCACGCATTGCTGGTGTCATAAATGCCTTCATAATAAAGCGCATCGGTGGTATGCAGATAATCGCCTGTAAAGGAAAAAACACAAGTACAACCTGCCACAATTTTATCCTCATCTTCAGGGTCTATTCCTATCTCCTGAATGCAAGTGCAAAATTTGGGCTTTTCGTTTTGGGGGTATTTACCCAAGCGGTCTTTGATAAATTCAAGACGCCTGACATTTTCATGGCTGAATTTGTCGGCGACTGAAAGCTGGATGTGACTCAAACCTGACTTAACAGATCTAGGTCCACTAGCTATGTCGAAAAAAGACTTTTGATACAATGCCTCACCATCTGAGACAAGGAGCCCGCCGTGGCCATGGAAAACCGAGTGTTCTAATACTCGCCGTTGTATTGCGGTAGCACCGTGAGGGTTTGAATCCTTTCCGATGACTGTAGTTTTTCCACGTGCCTCGAAGACAGCTGCTATTGCCTGGGTTGGGCATTTCACAGTGTCAAGACTATGTGCGTACGTTAAATTGCGCACTGTTAAAGAATAATCCAAGATGTCTAGAACAACATCATGAATTAGCCCTCTGGGTTCGAGGGTCCGGATCTGAAAATCGCTTGGTGCAACCTGTGCTACTCGTGCCTTATTGCCCTTTTCGTTATTATTGGGTGGACAATTAGGTTTGGGTTGGTGTGGTGGAGGTTGCTGTTTCTGGTCATAGTTTTGAGCCTTTCTTCGTTCTTGTTTTTTTTGGCTCGCTGTTGCTATGATTTCTTTGTCGTTGTTGTTGTTGTTTTTATTTTTGTTTTGCCCCGGGTTGTTAACCACGGGAGAGTTTGTAACATTTTGAATGTTG